CTATTTGTACTTGAACTTATGAACTAGGCCATTCGCAAAAGTGATGGAGCTCACAACACCATCTAGAATAGCTATCTCTTTTACTGTTGCATTGACAAACTCCTTTACAGGCTCTTTTCCAACTTCGGAAAGGAGCTTTTTATAATCGAAGCCATATTCTATTGACGTACCTTCATCCAATAGCTTCTTTACGAATAACAGTTGAGCGGACTTTTTCAAAAAAGAAATATCTCCCATGCCCCTATCCTCTTCTTTTGGAAGCATGTTTTCGAGCTTCTTATCTATTTCATCCATCTTGGACTCCATATCTAGCTTTTTAATCAGAAAGTCTTTTTCGGATATACTGTCTTCAGAGAACAGAAAAAGATCACGCCACCTGCTAAGTGCTCTTTCAAGCTTAGCCCTTTCAGACTTAAGCCTATTCATTGCAAAATCTTCTTCGTCGTCAGACTGCGCATCTGGATGGAGCTTTATCTCGTCGATGTAGTCTATCTGCAATATGGCCTTGTAAGTGATTTCTATCGACTGCCTATCAATACTATCGACGTCCTTGAATGGCACTCCATCTAGCAACATGTCCTGTAAATCTAGAGGGCTGTCGGACGCTGAAAGCTTACTTTTGGCCTTGATAAAGTTACTTAGGTAGCTTATTACAAATGGGCCGAAACTAACCTCACCGGGGTTGGATGCGTCGCAAAGCTTATCTACACTCTTAGTTCTGCAACGATAGACAGAGGGGCGAAAACCGTCTGCTCTAGGCCTGTCCATTCCGGCAGAAAAAGACGCTCTGCATTTAGCACATTTAAGCAGTCCGCTAAACACATGCACATGATCCTTTCTTCTAGAGGCTGCTGAAATATTCGCTGAATTTTTGTCCATTATGTCATTGCATACTTGCCACAGGTCTCCTGAAACTAGAGGCTTGTGATTATGGTTTATAACTATCCATTCATCCTCGGGCTTTTTCTTGCCACGGCCACCTTGCCTGTAGTTGTACCTCAGAGTGCCTTTATAGAAAGGTGATCTGATTATATCCACTATGGTTTTAGAGGTCCATCTGCCACCTCGCTTGGTATCAATCCCATTATTGTTTAAATAGCGACTGACTTCCAGGGCGCTTTGCTTCTTGGAATACATATCAAAAATCTTCTTAATCACCGGCCCTTCTTTCTCACAAGGCACAGGATATTTATCTTCTTCACTCCAAACATACCCGAATGGAGATTTTGCTCCATTCCACAGGCCTTTTTCGGCCCTGTTCATCATTATCGAGAATACCCTTTCAGCGGTAAGCTTTCTCTCTAGCTGCGCAAATACAAGTATAATCTGAACCATAGCTTCGCCCATTGCGCTGGAGGTATCGAACTGCTCGTTTTTGCTAACAAAAGTGACACCGTAGTCTTTTAGTTCGTCATACATCTCTGTAAAATCCCTTAGATTCCTGGATATCCTATCTATCTTCCAGACTATCATATGGGTAAACTCCCCGTCTCTTATCCGGCGCATCATATCTTGATATGCTGGCCTAGCTGTATTTTTGGCCGAATACCCTGCGTCCTCGAATATCTCAAAATCATCTATTCCAAGCGCATACTTAGAGTAGTTGGAAAGCTCTTCTTTCTGAAAAGGGAGAGAGTCCTTGTCTATCTGGTAACTTGTAGAGACGCGGACGTATAAAGCAGCTTTTTTATTTTTCACACAATATGCCTCCTTTGTTGTATATTTCTATTAGAAAGTGATATAATGATTGAGTAGCGAAATTCTCTTCTTTAATGTATTTTTATATAGGGCGAAGAACCACTTCATTTAATTTATGGGGTGGTTTTTCTTTGTATTACAGAAAAAACAAACCTAAAAAAGAGAATGGGTGTTAAACTCCCCAAAATTTAGGTATAATAAAAATAGCCCTAATATTTATACAATTGAGAGGAGAATTAAAATGAATAAACCTAAGAAACCATTTTATAAGCGTTGGTGGTTTATAGTGATAGCAATCATAGTTGTAGTTGCTGCACTAACTGGCGGAGATGATACATCTAAAACAGCAGACAGCGGAACAGCTACCGAGTCCGCAGACAGTGAAAAGCCTGCTGAAAACAAGGAACCTGAAGCAAAAGAACCAGAAAAAACAGAGTATAAAGCAGGCATGTATAAAGTCGGAGAAGAACTACCTGCTGGAGAATACGTACTTATAGCTTCGGGCGCTGGATACTTAGAAGTTGCAGCGGACAGCACCGGAAACCTTGAATCCATAGTCGGAAACGACAACTTCGCAAAAACTTCAATAATCACAGTGCAAGACGGCGAATATTTCAAGCTCCAAGGCGCGAAAGCCATACCTATAGCTGAAGTGACTGACGAACTTACTCCAAAAGACGGCGTATACAAAGATGGCATGTTCAGAGTAGGCATTGACATACCTGCCGGAGAATACAAAGTAGACCCGGGTGCAGCCGCTCTAGGATATATAGAAATAACTCCAGACAGCAGACATTCGATGATGAATATAATATCAAATGCCAACTTGACTACTGAGATATATCAGACTCTAACAGAAGGCACATACGTTAAACTTCAAAACGGAGCTTCTATAAAAGTGGAGCAATAATAGAGATACAGACCATTTCCTTTGGGCGGGAGATGGTCTGTTTTTTTATGTCTATCGTTCCTTGGTCAAGCGGTGTTCCCGTTGCCTTTTGGATCTTTTGTACTCTCTGAAGCTGATGATGTTGTCCCTTTTTTCTTGGCCTCAAGCTCCAATCTGTAGCTTTCAAGCTCCTCGTCTATAGGGTCGCTAATTGACGGATTGGACAAAACGGCCTCCTTGATTTTATTCGCAACATCCCTTCTTATCTCCTGCGGGATATCCAAGTAAGCCTTTATTATATCCACTTCCAAATCCGTGAGTCCCTTTCTTTGAATATAGGCATCCAATGAAATAGACTTGGACTCCTCGAACATAGAGCCTTCCCCAGTACGAAGCCAATCTTCATTAACTCCAAACTCTCTGCATATATCGGATATAGTCCTATCTGTCAAGCTCCTGACTCCCTTCTCAAGAGAAGCAACATGAGATCTGGATAAGTTAATCTTGTCTCCGAAAAGCTCTTGATTCAATCCAAGATGCTTTCTTAAAAATTTAAGTCGCTCTCCTATAACTCCCAAGTTCATAAGTAATCACCTCCCTACAAAGAGTATATAACTTAGAATGTCTCTTTGCAACAAAATATATTGCAAAACGATTGACTAAAGTCTCAAAGAGTTATATAATTGTCTCAAAGAAACAAAGCAATAAAGAGGAGGGAATGAAAATGAAAATGATGTTAAACGAAAAAGAGCGAGAAGATGCAGACTTCCTAGTAGGCATACTTTCGGGCATGACAGACGGACAGAAACACTCGATGCTGACATACATGCAAGGATTCAAGCAAGGAATACTGTATGTGAAATCAAAACTGGAACTCGTATAGAGGAGGGCGAAAAATATGACCAGGGAAGAAATCAAAAAGAGAGTTGAACACAACTGGAAGGTGCTAAATGAGGACTACGGAATCTACACTATGGAGGAGCTGGACGAAGCGATAGCAAAGCTACCAATACTGGACATATCATGTATGACCGCTCCGATAAAAAGTGACTAGAGGAGGTGGCAGGCATTGGAGTGCTGCAAACTTGCCCGATATGCGGAAAATCATCATCGGAAACAAGGTCGTGGGTGATATGCCCGAAAGAAAAGAAGCCGATCTGCATGAGTCATTGTCTAGGTAACTGCGAGCACATGCTTAAAGACACTACTCTATGCAGATACGGCAAATAAAAAAAGACTACACCTATACGCTGCAACCTTTGGTCGGGAACAGCAACGTAATAGACATAGTCTTTAACCGGTAGGACTAACACTATTTCTTAGTCCAAAACAACCCTATTACATATTGTATCAAAAAAATACGTGCTAGTCACGTAATACAGACTTGTAATAGGTATTATCTTAACGACGACAAGGAACTTAGAAAGGGAAAAGATATGCCTTACAGGGAAAAGAAGATTTATTCAGGGGACATACTGGAAGTAGAAATATATCCTATAAAGACATGGGAAAGAAAACAGAGCAGGGCGAAGAAAGAGAAACTGACTGTACCTAAACAGCAAAGACTGAATGACAAGAATGCCAGAAAGCATCTAGTCAGACTCATAAACGCTAACTTCAGCAACAGGGACATGGCGGTGCATCTGACTTATGACAGAGAGAACCTTCCAGGAAGCGAAAAGGAAGCCAGAAAAGACGTGGCGAACTACCTGAGAAGAGTGAAGCACTACATAGCAAAAGAGGGACTGGAAGAACTGAAGTACATAGCGGTAGTCGAATACAAAGAGCCTGAAGGGAAAGACAAGGGCGTGAGGATACATCATCACATAATAATGAATGGTGGCATAGACAGAGACAAGATAGAGGAGCTGTGGGGCAAAGGAAGAGCCAATGCAGACAGACTTAAAGCGGACGAGTACGGATACGAGGGCTTGGCCAGATATATCTCTAAGGACCCGAAAGGCAATAAGAGGTGGACACAGTCAAGAAACCTGAAGCAGCCTAAAGTGAAGGTAAATGACTTCAAGTACAGCAAGAGAAAAGTGGAGGATATATCTAAGTATCCAGAAGACAGAGGGATGTTTTCTGCACTCTATCCTGGCTATATCTTGAACGACTGCAAGGTATCGGTTAATGAGTACACAGATGGTCGCTATATGTATATACGGATGCGGAGACTTAAAGACTAGAGGAGAGTGGAAGAGATGGAGAGCACAAAGCTGAAAAGAGCCGTAGTAAAAGAGGAGCTGGTAGCGCTTACTGGAGATTTCAAACTGGCGATTATACTCAACCAGATGATTTACTGGAGCGAGAGAGTGAGAGATTATGACAAGTTTATAGCTGAAGAAAAAGCCAGATACGATAAAGAGGGAAGAGAAATAGAAATGGACCTTCAAAATGGATGGATATACAAAACTGCGGAAGAACTTGCAGAGGAAACCATGATGGGCCTATCTCCAAGCAATATGAGGACTCAAATAAAGAAACTTGTAGGAGCTGGATATCTTTCAGAGAGGACTAATCCCAATCTTAAATGGGACAGAACCAAGCAATATAGAGTGGACATAGTGAAGATTCAGATAGAGCTTTTAAAGCTTGGATATGCCTTGGAGGGATATTCGCTAGATGGTGCATTTTCTGCAATTTCCGAAATAGAAAAAGCAAGTGAAGAAAACGAAAAATGCAACAGCATGAATCAGAAAATCAAACCACATAAAACAGAAATTCCAACCATACAAAACGAAAATGCAATACCAGAGATTACTACAGAGACTACAACAGATACTACAACACACACTATGGAGCCTGAAGAAACCGTAGAGTCAAAAGACTCCCTAGAGGACAAAGACCAAATTCAAAACATTGTGTGTGTTCTAGATAAAAAAATAAGCTACGCAGAGGCAAAGAGAATATTAAAAGCTGCTAGAGGAGATATGGAACTCATAAGGGCCAAGTACCAGATAGCTAAGAAGACAGGATACAGAAACCTTATGGGCTATATGCTAAAAGCCATAGAAGAGGACTGGGAAGAGCCGAAAGACTACGCTCCTCTAGTTGCTACAGACTCTATTGCTAAGAAGACAAGCTTCCACAACTTCGAGAGCAGAGCCAGCAAATACTCAAATGACGAGCTAGAGGCTCTGATAAGAGCGAAGAACAGTTAAGAGGGGTGATGAAGTGCTAGAGGTTAAAATAACATGTACAAAAAACGAAGATGAAGAACTAGACAGGCTATTACAGCTATTGGCTGCCGAATGTAGCTTTGTAGAGGTGGACGCAACCAACGTGCCGGAGTTCGCTTCTCCGCTTGGGGGATTCAAGCGTTCAACGAGAGTCAGATTGGAGGTATGTAAAAAGTGAAAGACATAAACAGAATCAGAGGCAAACAGAGCAGAGCTATAGGGGAGCTGTTCGAGATGTATATAGACTCGACCTGCAAATGGTACGAGCGAGAAAGCGTGGCGGTGATAGAGAAGACCCCTGAACCCATGAAAGTTATAAGCAGCTCGAAGCAAGGTAGATTTACAGCGGTATTCGAAAAGAGAGCCCAGCCAGACTACAAGGGAGTAATCGGTGGGGGAAGGGCTGTAGTGTTCGAGGCAAAGCACACAGATGGAGACAGGATAGCTCAAAGCAGAGTGACGGAGGCACAGGCTGAGTCACTAACTAGATATAGCTCGCTTGGAGCTGAATGCTTTGTACTGGTGTCTGTCCAGTTGAGGGCGTTTTACAAAGTGCCTTGGGACACGTGGACGCAGATGAAGTCCATATACGGCAGGAAGCATATGACCTTGATTGATCTCGAAGACTACAGGGTGGCCTTTACAGGCGGGGTAATAAGATTTCTAGAGTAAGGAGGTGGTTGTGTGTATACTTGGGACGACTTCGACAAGGTGGTCTACGTGGAGGATATCGTCGAGAGAGAACGACGTGAGTTCATGGAGGAGCATGAGGCATTCATGCGGCGAAAGTCCGCGGTCAAAATGTCTGTAGAGTGCAGGGTGGAGAATTCAAAGAAAAAGAAAGGGAAGAAAGGAAGGGTCTACTGGATTGGAAAGTTCGTAGGTGAGTACCCGAATTACTATCTCTTTCAGGACAGAAATGGATATAGAGAGGCTTTCTTAAAAGTCGACCTCGTATCAGGCGAAAAACGAGTGATTTATATATAACATGACCTAAGATATAGTTAGGGGTATTAAAATTCAATACAGGCGAACAGGGGAGGCTACAGAGGCATGAAAGAGCATAATCTTATCACCAATGACATAGCACTTAAAATAATAGACAGCAGAAAACCACTTGGAGCTTTCTACACGATAGAGCAAAGCGGAACGTATGTCGGAATAGACAACACTACCGGCGATGCGTGGACAGAGGACTTTGAAAGACTAGAGGACTGCCTGAACTGGCTCGACGATAAAGAAGCAAAAGGCAAGTCTAAAAGGAAACTGGATGCAAACACTATGCTAGAAGACGTAAGGCGGATACTAAAAGGCTGGGGCGACAAATTCGATGCCAGCAGGACAGAGATAATACATACGGCTCAGACGGTGCTTGCCTACATTGAAGTGGACGAGGAGGAGTAAGCTTGAACAGATCCGAGAGAAGACGAATGGCAAAAAAGCCTAAGAAAAAAGTAAAAAATCTTACTGTGACTGAGTTTGATGGAATCATAGGCAAGGAAGTGGGAACGGCTTTTAATGCGGGGCATGAAGCTGGTTTTGAATGGGGGGTGAAAATCATGCTCCACGCACTGAATAAAGAGTTTGGGTTTGGAGAGAAAAGACAGACAAGGCTCTTGGAAGCCATAAAGGATATAGAGGAGGAATAGGATGGCATTGAAAGTACTTACGGGAATAATAGTAGTGGCTATAGCGGTAACAGTTTGGAGAATTGGACTAGAGAAAAGGGAGGAAGCGTAATGAGAGAGATACTTTTTAGAGGAAAAATGATGGCTGGGGAAGGGTGGTCGCCTGAAGATGAAGAGTGGGTATATGGAGACCTCATACAAAACAAAGTCACCGCAGACGAGACTGAGTATCTAATTAAACGCAATCAGAGGATGATAAAGGTCCATCCGGAAACGATAGGTCAATATACAGGCCTTAGAGACAAAGAAGGGGCGAGAGTGTTCGATGGAGACATCATAATGGGGAAAGATTTTCTGGGCATCACAGGAGTTTACGAGATAGCTTGGAATGGAGCAATATCTGGATGGGGCTGCAAGTCATATGATTTAGACGACTCATTCCCGGAAGAGCTAAGAGAAAAGGGATTTGTATTCAGTGGAACACCTAGTGCGAAGTACGATGTTACGGTAATTGGAAATATTAACGATAATCCTGAATTATTGCATATGGAGTCGGGGAAGGAAGAGGTAGAAGAGAGACGATGTTGCGAAAAATGCAACGGAAAAGTGATAGCGGCATGCGGTCAAAGAGTTTGTGAAAAATGCGGAGACGTAAAGGAGAGGAGAAAATAAAATGACCGACATATACGGGAATGCAAAAGTATATATAAATGGCGAAGAGATTGAGGGAGTGGAAGTCAAAGAGATTAGCACCACGAACATAGAGCCTAAGACTAGAGAGAGCAGACGGATTAGATGGAGCAGAGGATTTAGAATAACGGGAACTGCAACCGTGACTCCAAGCTGGGAGGGCATGACGGAAGCTGATAAAAGAAAAGTCAAAAGGGCAGTTAAGAAAATAAAAGGGATAAAGAAACATAGAAAGAGAGTGCTCAACAGAAAGAAACTACACAACAAGAGAGGGGTGAAGAAATAATGAATTGCTTTTTAGACTATCAAGAAAGAGCCAAAAGGACTCTTAATGACAAAGGGAAAGACTTTGAGCAGATGGTATCCCATATGCTGATGGGAATTCAGGGAGAGAGTGGAGAGGTCGCAGATTTATTCAAAAAGCATTTTCACCAGGAACATGACCTAGATACAGAGAAAGTACTAGAGGAAATGGGAGACGTCATGTTCTACATAGCGAACCTATGCAACGTCATGGGGATATCGCTGCAAGAGGTCTGTGAAAGAAACATCATAAAGCTTATGAAGAGATACCCAGAAGGATTCGACGCGGAGAGGAGCATTAATAGAGAATAGGGAAGGGGGATAATAAACATGAGGTATTGGGTGAATGGATCTGGATACTACGACCCTGTAGTAGCCACTGTGATAGAGAAAGAAACTAGGACAGAGAAAGCCATGTGCAAGGTGAGAGAGCACGCAAGGGAAAAGCAAGTGCACGATACCGTTATGGAAATAAAGAACATACTTAAAAGCAGAGGCATGGAACTGGGAGAAAGAGTAGTCATAAAAGACAGGGAAACAGGAAAGATTCACAAATAGGAGGGAATATAGATGCTAGTAAAGATAGATAAAAGAGAGGCGCTTTGCATGCTGGCGGACAGAGAGCTATCTAAAAAGCTGTATGTGAAGAAACAAGAAGACTACTATAGGGCGGGGAGGTTTATTTACAAGTTCGAGAAGGGCTTCCATGGTCTTGGAGCAATACGAATAGGTGGATTGGATCAAGGGGTCAGCTTTAGCACGCCACTATACTTCCACAACCAGGAATTCTACAAACGCATAGACATAGATGCAGTCCAAAAGGAGGGCCAACAATGAAAACCATATCGATAATAAACTTGAAGGGAGGGGTGGCCAAGACCATCTCCTCTGTAAACATAGCGCATATACTGGCTACGGTACACGGAAAGAAAGTGCTGATTATAGACAACGACAAGCAGGGGAACACATCGAAGTTCTTTGGAGCTTGTGGGGAAAATATATACAAAAGCATGGCCGACATCCTGACCGAAAAAGACATAAAGATAAGCGAAGCCATATATAAAACGAAGTACGAAAACCTAGATATAATACCGGCGACAATGGCTCTCTTGAAAGCGAATCTGGATGTGATGCTAGATATGTCCAGACCGCAGCAGACGAGACTGTCAAAAGCACTATACCAGATAGAAGATGTATACGACTACTGCATAATAGACAATGCTCCAGACATAAATATATCGGTCATAAATGCACTTGTAACATCTGACGACGTACTGATACCCATAAAGGTGGATAAGTTTGCGTTCGATGGCCTAGACCTTCTAGTGGAGCAGATAGAGAACGTAAGAGAGATTAACCCGAATATAAAGCTACAGGCATGCTTTCTCACGATGTACCAGAAAAATAATGTGAATACTCAAGGAGACGAATGGATCAGAGCTCAGCCGGACTACCCTATGCTTGATTCGAAAATAAGAAAGACAGTAAAGGTTGACGAAAGCACGTTTGCTCAGAAGCCACTGCTAGAATACGCAAAGAACTGCACTGCTACGAAAGATTATTTGGAATTAGTGAAAGAAATATTAGAAGAAAGCTAAATATAAAATGTGTCCAATTTGGACACATTTAAGGAGGGGTAGAAATGGCGAAATTCAATCTGACGGACTTGTTAAGCGAAAGCTCGAAAAAAGAAGTGGAGAAAGAAGGCTTTAGGATAAAGGACATAGACATAGAGGACATAGCTCCAGACGAAAGAAACTTCTATGACACAAGCGACATAGAGGAGCTGAAGGCCAGTATAGAGATGTTTGGCCTTCAGCAGAACTTGGTAGTGCAAAGAACGGAAGAAGGCAAGTACACTCTAATAAGCGGACACCGTAGACTAAAGGCCATAACAGAGCTGGTAAGCGAAGGGCATATAGAGCTAAGGAAAGTGCCTTGCAAGGTGGAAGACCAAACGGAGGACAAGTGGACAGAGCTACAGCTCATAGTCGCCAACTCTACGACTAGAGAGCTTAGTGATTACGAGAAGATGAAGCAGGCAACGAGATTGAAAGAACTGCTCGCTGGACTTAAAAAAGACGGGGTAAAGCTTCCAGGAAGAATGAGAGAAATGATAGCGGATGCGCTGGATGTATCTCCAACTCAAGTGGCTCGGATGGACAGCATAGACAAAAATCTTAGCGATGATTTCAAGGAGGAGTTCCAAGCTGAAAAAGTAAACGCATCCACTGCCTATGAACTATCGGGATTGCCGGAAGAAAAGCAGAAAGAAGCCTATGAAGAGTACAAAGACAAGGGAAGCATCTCTATAAAGGACGTAAAGCAAATCAAAGAGGACAGCAAACTAGAGGAGCCTAAAGAGGAAAAGCAAAAGAAGATATATGTTTGCAGCTCGGAGGGGAAAAGATTTAAGATGGCCAGCTATGTAGAAGAGGTAGTGAAGGAAGGACATATACCTCTCAATGCCCAGTCTATACTCTACGGAGTAAAGGGAATTGAAGCTGAGGAGGCATACAGGGCTCTATGTATAGAACTCATAAGCTTGGCGGATGAAGTGTGGGTATATGGAAGTATTATGGGGAAAGATGTCGCCATGATGTCGATGGTGGAACTTAATATAGCGAGCAACCTAAGAAAGAAGACTGTATATCGCAAGGGGGAGAAACATGGATGCTAAAAGGCTAGAACAATTCAGAGAAAAGACTAGAGAAGTAAAGATGCTGGAAAGGAAAATAGAGAAGCTGGAAAAGCAAAGCAAGGAGTCTGTATCGGATGTGGTGCAGGCTTCCATGGACACATTTCCATACACAAGGCGGAGCTTAAAGATTACAGGCAGAGATAACAGAAGTCATAGAAGAATGATGGACCTGAAAGACAGGCTGATTAAAAGGAAAAGAGAGCTAGAGCTAGAGGTGGAAGAGATAGAGGCATTCATAGAGACTGTAGAGGACAGTGGTATAAGACAGATATTAGAGCTTAGATACATAGATGGCCTGAAGTGGAGAGAGGTATCGCATGAAGTGTACGGATATCCAAGCGAAGAGCTGGCAAGAATAAAACTAAAAAGATTTTTAATAAAGTAATAAATTGTACGAATTGTACTATTTTAGCATGTTACAATGGTAACATGGAATTCGAGCACTGTTAGTATAGTATATCTCTTGTTGAAAGCCGAGTTCTTCCAAGTGAAGCTCCAGGGTCAAAAACCTTGGGGCTTTTTACATACCTAGATTACAGGGGTGATTATATGCTTATAAGCTGCAAATACTGTGGGGGTCTTCACGAACGCGGAGAGGTATGCGCCAAGAAGCCAGCGAGAGAGAAGAAGACTACTTACATAGACAAGTTCAGGTGGAGCAGAACGTGGCAGAAGAAGAGGAAGCAGATAAACGATAGAGACAAGTATCTATGCCAGGCATGCCTAAGAGATATGAAGGGCACAGAGCTTAGGTACAACTACACAGACATAGAGGTGCATCACATAGTACCGATGATAGAGGACTGGGACAAGAGACTAGAGGATACGAACCTCATCTGTCTATGCAGTACTCATCACAGCATGGCGGAGCGCGGAGAGATAGAGAGGGAAGAGCTCATAGATATGGTAGAGGAAATATATAAAAAATACCATAAATAGAGGGCTACAAGCCAGTAATTGCAACGTTTACACCCCCGGCTGTACCCCAGTGTTTTCAACGGGTCTAGAGAACACCGCACCCCCTCAACTGATTTAAAAAAATTCCCGAAATGAAATCTGGAGGTGAGGCGATATGGCAAGGCCCAGCAAACCGGTTGCAGTAATGGTCAAGAACCTTACAAAAGAAGAGATAGAGGCTAGACAGGAAACTGAAAAAAACCTAAGAGGGCAGGCTGACAAAATCGTACCGCCCAGAGGGATGCTAAACAACAATCAGAAAAAAATATTTAATTACATAGTGGGGGAACTGAAGGCGAGTGAAGTCCTTGGAAACTTAGACGTGTACGTGCTGGCAAAGTGTAGCGTGTCGATTGACAGAATGCTGGACATAGAGAGGCAGATAAATGAAAGACCCAACTTGATGAAAGACAAGGACTTGAGGCTTGCCAACGACTACTACACAAAGACTTTCTTCAGGACTTGCAATGAGCTTGGACTGTCTCCACAGAGTAGAGCAAAGCTGGGGAACATAAACTTGCAAGCGAAACAGGAGCAAGAGGACCCACTATTGGAGGTGCTACGTAAATGACATTATTAGAAAAGGCGAAGCTGTATGCCAATAGAGTAATCGGAGGAGAGGAAGTTGCGCCTAAAGAAGTTAGGAAGCAGTGCAAGTGGTTCCTGAAAGACTTGGGAAAACAAAAGAATAAAGACTACCCATTCTACTTGGACGAGGACCAGCTGGGAGTTATAGAGGGCATACTAAAGCTTCTAAACTTCGCAACCGGACTTGGAGTAGTAGGGATAAGCGTACTTGATGGCCTGGCAGACTTCCAGGCCTTTTTCTTATGCAACGTTTTCGGGTGGAGATTTAAAGAAGATCCTGAAAAGTTCAGGTACAGGGACGTACTGCTGTTCATTCCTAGAAAAAATGCGAAGACATTTATATGCGCTCTAATATTTATAATTCTTATGCTTACAGAGGACGACCACAGTGAGTTCTACAGTATATGCCTAGACAGAGAACTGGCCGGGGAAGTAAAAAAAGCCATGATGCAAATAATACAGGCCAGTCCAGCTATAGGAAAGCACTTCAAAACCTCCACTACTTTAAGTGGGAAGATAATCTGCAATCTGACTAAAAGCTACTATCAAGCGAGGACTGCGGATGCCAGTAGAAACAATGCTATAAGACCGTCGGCATTCATAGCTGACGAGTGCGGGGCGTTCAAGGACTACAAGAATATAAACGCCATGAAGTCTGGACAGCTTTCGGTCAAAAATCCATTGAGGTTTAAGCTGACAACAGCCTATGCTGAAGACAAGTCGATAATGCTCGAAGAACTGGAATATGTGAAAAAGGTTTTCAACGAGCTGGTGGAAGACGAGAGGATGTTCGCCCTATTGTACTATGCAGAGAAAGAGCATCTATGGGACGACACTGGACTGTACCAGGCGAACCCACTTAGGATAGAGGAAAACTACAACGAGATAAGGGACAGTAGAAAAGCCGCTCTAGAAAAACCCATGGAGAGGGAAGAGTTCCTGACTAAGCACATGAACCACTTTATGCCGTCCAATAGTGGAGAGGAATTCATAAGACTAGAGGACCTTAGAAAATGCAAGATAGATGAATTTGACTGGACTGGCCGCAACGTATGGCTTGGGCTAGACCTTGCAATCACGACCGACAACTGTTCGCTGGCCATAGCGACAGAGGTCGAAGGAGAGATAATAGCTACTGCGGTTGCATTCATCCCGGCGGATCGCATAGAAGAGAAGTCGAGAATGGAGAAAGAAGACTACAAGTATCACATAAGGAAAGAGACATGCTACCCTTGCGGGGACATGGTAGTAGACTATGGTTTCATAGAGAACGTGATTCTGTCCATAGAAGACGAGCTAGGAGTATTCGTCAAGGGCGTGGCCTACGATAGATTCAACTGTATGTCTACGGCTCAAAAATTGGAGAGCGCCGGAATGAAGACTGTGGAAGTTAAGCAGCATTCGTCGGTACTGCATCCGGCCACAAAGTTGTTGCAAGAAAAAATACTGAGTAGAAGCTTCAAGTACACAGAGAACAAGCTTTTAGAGGTGAACTTTCAGAATGCAAAAATCACAGAGGACACGAATAAAAATATGTACGTGAACAAGAAGAAGTCTCAAGGGAAAGTGGATATGGTGGTCAGCTTAATAAATGCCGTATACCTGCTTAATCTAGAGACATTCCTTGCGCCGGACATGGACTGGTCTGTCCAGGTTTTTTAAGGAGGTGATAATTTGGGGATATTTAAACGGCTGGGAACTCTCGTAGGAAGAGATAAAACAGAGACCAGAATGACACTAGAGGAGCTAGTGCTGAAATTCGGCGGCACTGGAAGCGACATAACCAAAAGCCAAGCCATGAATATTCCGTCTGTAGCATCGTGCGTAGAGCTTATAGCGAACACTGTAGCCACTCTTCCAATAACTTTATATACGGACACGGGAGACTCTGTTCACTCGACAGAAGACCACAGGGTGGCCCTACTGAATGATGAAACAGGCGACATGCTAGACGGCTTTCAATTCAAGAAAGCCATAGTGGAGGACTACCTGCTTAACGGAAATGGATACGCCTATATAAATCGCTCTAGAAATAAAGTTAAGTCGATACATAGGGTCGACAGCGACTATATAAGCGTAAATGAGAGTCCGGATCCGATATTCAAGGACTACGATATTTTCGTAAATGGAATCAGGTACAGAGATTTCGAGTTCGTAAAGGTAACGAGAAAAACCAAAAACGGGGTAACTGGTAAAGGTGTGATTGAAGAAAACAACATGATACTGTCAGTTGCCTACAATGCCCTAGTGTTCGAAAACGTACTGGTCAAGACTGGCGGAAACAAGAAAGGCTTCCTGAAGTCGCAGTCCAGACTTGAACAAAAGGCCATGGACCAGCTTAAAGCTGCATGGAAAAACCTATACGGAAACAATGAAGATAATGTTATGGTTCTAAATCAAGGGCTGGACTTCCAAGAAGCGAGCAATACCAGCGTGGAAATGCAGCTGAACGAGAACAAAAAGACCAACTCTGCTGAAATATGCAAACTGTTCAACGTGCCGGTGGCTCTCCTGGAGGGCAAGGCCACGGAACAGGAATACAATAATTTCATAAAAACAGCGATACTGCCCATACTGAAAGCCATAGAGACTGCGCTCAACAAAGACTTGCTTTTGCCTAGTGAAAAGAAGTCTTTTTATTTTGCGTTTGACACGAAAGACCTGCTGAAAGGCGATATGGAGAAAAGGTATAAGGCATACGAGTTGGCCGTCAAAAATGGGATTATGCAGATAGATGAAGTTAGGTACAGGGAAGACCTTGCGCCACTAAATCTAGACTTCATAAAGCTAGGGCTTCAGGATGTTCTCTACAATCCGAAAACAAAGGAGATATATACTCCTAATACCAATAAAACAAACTCGATAGAGAAAAGCGATGGGAAAGGAGGTGAAGAAGATGCGAATAGAGGTGAGAAACAATCAAGTAATTCTTGATGGATATGTAAATGTAACAGACCGGGACAGTAGAGAGCTACCGTCTCCAAAAGGGAAGTTCATAGAAAGGGTTGCCCCAAGGACATTTCAAAGAGCCTTAGATAATGCTGACGATGTCAATCTGCTGTTTAACCATGACAAAAATCGCAAGCTCGGCTCCATAAAAGAGGGAAACCTCAAGCTCAGAGAAGATAATGTAGGCCTACGTGCAACAGCGACAGTAACAGACGAGGAAATAATAGATAAAGCCAAAAATGGAGAGCTTAGAGGTTGGTCTTTCGGCTTCAGGGCACTTAAAGATGATTGGGAAGACACGCCGGAAGGATTGCAAAGAAGAAACGTAAGAGAGCTGGAGCTCGAAGAGGTATCGATACTCGACAAAACTCCGGCATATATGGCTACATCCATAGAGGCCAGAGGAAGAGATATAATGACCGAAACCAGAAGCGAAGAGTTCGAGGCCACTATAGAAGACAACAGTGAAGCGACAAAGCAAGAAGAGCAGACGGAAGAAGAGTATGTTTGCGAAAGCTGTGGAGCAGAAAGAGAAAAAGAGCCTACTGAAGACTGCGAGTGCGGCCACGACCACGTGGTTAAGAAAGAAGAGTACGAGGGAAGCGAAGAGGACAGGGAAAAAGAATATTCAGAATATGAAGAAGAAATCAGAGAGCTAAAAGAAAGGTGGTCATAAAATGAAAAGAGAAATAGCACTTAAAAACATAGAGCTAGAGACTAGAGCGATGCCGGAAGTCTTGGAAACTAGAAACAGCCTTATAGAAGAGATGGAGAGCATGGTGGAGAAAACCAAAACAGAGAAGAGGTCGTTCGACCAGAAAGAGAGCACTAGATACAAAGAGATAAAGTCGGAGATAGCAAGAATAGACCAGACTCTAGAGGCCCAGGAAGAACAGAGACAACTCGGAGAAGGCGGGAAAGCCAACAAGGGAGAAAAGAGAAGTGCAGATGCAGTATTCGCAGATTTCATAAGAGGGGAAACTAGGGCCGTTGGAGAGATGGACACTACAGCCGATGGAAACATAATACCGACAGAGCTCTCTAAGGACATAATAAAGAAAGTCACGGAGACATCGGACCTGTTCAATAAGATAAAGAGGATAAACAGCACTGGAAAGTATCAGCAAATAATCGAAACTGGAAAAGCAACTGCCGGATGGACCAATGAGCTTGCGGAGGTTACAGCTACTGATGGAAGCTATGATCTTATAGAAATAGGGCATCACAAATTAGGGGCCTTAACAAAAATATCAATAGAGCTTATAAACGAAGCCTCATTTGATATAACTGGAGAGGTAGTAGACCAGATATCTAGAAGCTTCGCGGAAAAGGCAGAGCAGGCCATCATAAAAGGGACTGGAACAGGTCAGCCTACTGGGTTGGTAACTAGTGGGGTGGCCGTCAACCTAGCTAGTAAAACGGCGATAACAGCTGACGAGATAATAGATATATACCACTCCATAAAGGCACCATATATGAAAAATGCTATATGGCTAATGAATAGAGGGACGCTTGCAGCTCTAAGAAAACTGAAAGATGCAGATGGACAGTATATATTCCAACCGGACATGACAAAAGAATACGTAGGGCTATTGCTCGGAAAGCCTATAGTAGTATCTGAATATGTTGATAATTTGGGGGTAAGCGCCAAACCGATACTATTTGGAGACTTGGCGAGTTCGTATATAGCGAACATAAAACCTACTCAATCGATACAAATGCTAAGAGAACTATTCAGCACTCAAGGAGCTGTAGGAGTTCTTGGCTTCCTATTCTTCGACGGAAAGCCAGTGAACGCTGAAGCGTATGCTGTGGCTAAGTGTCCAGCAGTATAAAAATAGAGGAGGCGAAAAACTATGAAAATCAAAGCACTTAAGAGCTTCGCTGGAAAGGTGACTATGACGGCGGGGCAAGAGCTGAACGTAGAAGATAAGGAAATGGCAGAAGACCTAGTGAACGCTGGATTTGCAGAAGAGATAAAGGTAGCTGCAAAGGGCAAGGCGTAGAACATGAAGTTCAGCGAGGTTACGGTAGCTACCGTAAAAGACTACGCTAAAATAGACTATGACGACGATGATATACTGCTACAGGCAATCCTCGATGGAGCCAAGTCGCACATACGAGCCTATACAGGCCTAGATAACTTGGCGCTAGATGAAAGAGAAGATACCTCAATAGCCCTAATGGTCTTAGCGAATGACATGTATGGCAACAGAATGGCCACGGACGTAAGCAACGGGAAAATAAATCTAGTACTAGACAGGATACTTGGAAGTTATTCTGTCAATCTACTATAGGGGGCTTTCAAATGGATCCGGGGGATTTAAGAAACAAAATTCAGGTGCATACCAAACAACTTTTGCAAAACGAGCTTATGGAAGAGGAGTATGTATACGCTCCTCTTAAATATGTCTGGGGACAGATAGTGCCCAAAGGAAACAAGCTGGGATATGGCCAATCTGAAACTGAATACGCAGAGAGTACCCACAGAATAAGAGTTAGGGCACAATCGCTGCCGGATATAGACAATACGTACAAGATGGAGTATAGAGGTCAAATTTATGAGGTTCTGTACTTTGACTTTGACTATAAAAGAGGCGAGTTTCTAGACATACAGGTAAGGCTAAAGACAGAGTAAGGGTGATTATATGGATTTTGACTTCAGAGAATTGAGCGAGTTTGAAAATGACTTGCTGGATGCGGCCCAAGAATTTGAGAAAGGCAAACATGCCAAGGCATTTCTGAGAAAAGAAGGCTCCAAGCTGAATAGAGAGAATAAGAAACAAGCTAAGTCGGCGGGGATAGGGAAAAAGACAGGAAACTTCATAAAGGGCTTCAAGCGAGGGAAGATATATAAGTTCAATGGAAGTCTATGTATAAGAGGGTACAGCAAGGCACCGCACGCACACCTACTTAACAATGGCCATCGAATAGTCGGTAGAGATGGGCAAGAAAAAGGCTTCAAACCAGGGAAAAGGTTCTTGGAAAAATCAAAAAAGAACTTTGAAGGAGAATTTGAAAAAGACATCCAGGACTTCATAGATGAATTACTGGACAAGCATGGAATGGGGTACTGATATGGTCAAATATTCAGATATTCATAGAGCTATAGTGGGCAAGCTCAAAGCAAAGTTTCCGAACATAAAAATATCCAGCACAGACATTACGGAAGGTTTCGATAGGCCTTCTTTTTTTATTGAGTTTGACGACATGAAGTCGACGGACTTCATGAGGGAGGCGCTGGATAGAGACTTTACGGTCAGGATATACTACTTTCCTAAAGAAAAAGACAAGAACAAAGTTGAAATTTTGAATATGGAAGACGACTTGAATGAAATATTCATCCAAGACGGAGTCATTAGTATAGATGCGGAAACAGCCATAGAGATAGATGAGCTAGAGCTTGAAATAGTAGACAAGGTGCTACAGTGTAGCTTTGATGTAATGATTTCAGAGAACTATGACAGAGTAGACGATACTCCGAACATAGAAGATATAGAAATAGACAATATTTAGAGAAAGGGATGATTAAATGGCCGATATAGGACTGCCTAAGATAGACATACTATTCAAAGGTCTCGGAGTAAGTGCGGTACAGAGAGGGAGCAAAGGGACTGCTGTATTGATAGTGAAAGACGATACAGACAAGACATTCACATTTGCGAGATACACAAGTGCAGCTGACTTGACTACATCTGAAAGTGCAAAGTACACGGCTGAAAATCTAGGATATATAAAAGACTGCCTAGAGGGAACTCCGAAAGAAATAGTAGTTGCGAGAATGAATGCAACGGCCGTAAATCCTGAAACTATGGACGGGCTATTGGCGGAATTATTGACTGCAATAAAGGGACAAGTGCCTATGAACTGCTGGATAGCGATGGCCGGGGCCAATCAATCTGAAACAGACGCAATAGTAAGCTTTGTGAAAAGTTCAGTCAAGAACGATAAAAAGAGGTACAAGACGATAGTCTATAAAGCGACTACATCTGACGATATGCACATACACAACTTAACGAATGAAAAGGTGGAGGTAAACGGATCTGCTGTAGAGGTATCGGGAAAAGAAGCAATACCGTTCCTACTAGGCCTCTATGCAGGCCTATCGCTAAATATGAGTGTCATAGCGAAACCACTTCAGAAGTTCAAGAGCGTAAAGGAACCCGCAAATTTAGAAGCAGCAGTTAATGCTGGGGAACTTGTTCTGCATAATGATGAGGGAGAAGTCAGAGTAGCTAGAGGGGTAAACAGTCTCGTTACAACAGGAGAAGGAATAACTGACGACATGAAGTTCACGCTGATAGTGGAAGTTATGGACCTAATGTTCTCCGACATATTCACTACTTGGAAAAGGTTCTACAAAGGGAAATATAAAAACCACCTAGACAATCAAATGCTACTTATAGGAGCCATAAACGCCTACTTCGAGACCCTAGAAAATGAGTCTCTGCTAGACCCTAACTTTGAAAATAAAGTGGGAATATCTATAGAGAAGCAGAGGTTGGCTAATATACCTAAGTATGGAGCAGAGGAAGTGGCGACTTGGGATGACAACAAAGTTATGCAAATGACAGTCGGCACAGATGTATTCCTAAAAGGTAATGTGAAAATACTGAATGCCATGGAAGACTTCGCATTAGAAATAGATATGTAAGAGAGGAGGCCTATAAATGAGTAGAGGAAATCAATACTGGAATGGAAGCAACGGAAAGTTGTGGGTAAACGACCAGGAATGGGACAAGGTAAAGAGCTTCGAGGTTAAAATGACGATGGAGTGGGAAGATGTTCCGAATGGACTTTCTACGGACAGGGTGCTTCTAGGGTATGCGTTCGAAGGGTCGTTCAGCTATAGGAAGTCTGACAACAACTATAATATGGCCATGGACTTGCTGTTTGAAGAATATTCACAGGGCAGAATACCGGATGTAAGCATAGTTGGAAAAGCGTTTAATGCGAAAAGCGGAAAAACACAAAGGATAAAGATATCGGACATAACTTTCGACGAGCTAATGCTCCAACAGTGGGAAGAAAAAAGCGTCGTAGAGATGGAGATGCCATTCAAGGCTGGGAAAGTGGAGAAACTTCAATAGACCTATAGCATGGATAGATGAAAATAAACGCCTTAGAAAGCATTCTGGGGCGTTGTTTTTTTGATGATTTTAGAAAAGGAGGACATAATATGTCTAAGAAAACAAAAGCTACTTTAGCTGAAATAATAGCGAGAAAAAAACAAGGTGAAATGGATAAGTTAAGTGTAAAATACTACGACTCTGAAGTTCTAGGAACATCTATAGAGGTCAGAAAAATTCCTCTGAAGAAATTCATGAGCCTGGTAGAAGATATGGAGGACGAGGGGGATGCTGTAGAAGGCCTTGACTCAATGAACAAACTCATATTCGAGGTGTGTCCTATGTTCAGAGAGGATACTAAAGAAGCGATGGAGATATACGGAGTAAAAGAGCCTACGGACCTTCCGAGCGCCATACTAGAGGAGCAAATGAACGAAATGAAGGACATAGTGGAGATTGCGAACACGTTCTACGGCCTCGATAAAATAGAAGCTGATATAAAAAAGGGATAAGAGAAGATGGTGAGTTAAACATGTATGCCTACTATCTACAGAGGGGGCATTCGCTCGAAAAGCTTATAAACCTTCCATATGTGGAGAAATATTTCTACTTCGAGGCCATGAACCACTCCATAGAGGAAGAAAACGAACGCTACGAGAAAATGTTTGGCGGAAAGTAGGTGAATAAATGAGTAAGACTATAGGAGTAATACTGTCCCTAAAAGATAAACTATCCGCACCTATGAAAAAAGCTAGAGATAGCGTTAAAGATGTGACTAGAGAAATGAAGAGGTCTCGTAACCAGATAAAGGACTGGGGAAAAGGCATAGGAAAGACTGTGGGAGACGTCGCATCCAAAGTAAAGAAAGTGAGCTTGGCATTTGGAGGGCTTGCAGCAGGAGCGGCCATAAAAACAGGGCTCACTGAAGCTATGGATTTGGAAGGTTATCGGGTCCAACTAGAGACTGCTACAAAAGACTCTAAAAAAGCTGGAGACATAATGAAGTGGGCAGTAAATATGGCGAACAAAACTCCCTTCGAGGCCGGCCCTCTCGTAGAAGGAGCGTCCAAGCTTGAAATGATGGGCATGAGTGCCAAAAAGTATTTGCCTATGATTGGAGATATGGCGGCCGCCACCAATAAACCGGTGGATCAAGCTGTCGAAGCGATGATAGATGCCCAAACTGGCGAACTTGAGCGTCTTAAAGAATTCGGAATAACTAAAGCTCAGATAGCTAAAAAGGCGAATGAAATGTTTAGAGACCAGGAGGTTATAAATGCAAAAGGGCAGATAACCGATCAGGAGAAATTTAACGAAGCTCTAATGTCCATAATGCAGGAAAGATATTCTGGTGGAATGGATGCCCTTAGCAATACCACTAGAGGACTATGGTCAACAGTGACCGGCGTAACTAAGTCCGCTCTAGCCCAGATAGTTGGGATAACCAGCGACGGAACCATAAGGCAAGGCTCCTTAATGGAGACCCTTAAAGGAAAGATAAAGTCTGTAGGCGAAACCCTAACTAGATGGCAGGAAGACGGCACCATAGACAGAATATCTGAAAAAATAAAAAGCGGAGTAGATATAGCTGTAGAGGTATTCGGAAAGTTGAAAGATGCTGTGATGATGGTTAAAGACAATATGAACATATTGCTTCCAGCTGTAGCTGGAGTGGCATCCGCGATGGCTGCTTTCTCTGTAATGTCTAAAATACAGGGCGCCTTTAAGATTTGGAGTGCCGCAACAAAGACACAGACAACACTACAGTGGTTACTGAATAGCGCCTTGCTCGCCAATCCATTATTCTGGGTGGCGATAGCTATAGGGGCAGTAGTAGCTATAGGGATAGTGCTCTACAAGAACTGGGATAAAATAAAAGCAAAAGCAGACGAACTATTCAGCACCATAAAAGAGAAGTGGGACGGCATAAAGTCTGCTACATCTGAAAAGTGGAACGCTGTAAAAGAAACACTTTCGGGCATATGGGACGGCATAAAGTCGATAGCATCTACTATATGGGAAGGTATCAAAACAGCAGTAGGAGCCGCTGTGAAAGGTATGCTGGCTGTTGTAATTGGACCTGTAGGAATGATGGCTATACTGATATATAAAAACTGGGACAAAGTGAAGGTTGTATTGCTAAAAGCATGGGAAGTAATCAAGACAGCTGCATCTAATGCCTGGAACGCCATATCAAGCACAGTCATGTCGGTGGTAGGCCCTATAATAAGCTTCCTGACAACGGCATGGACTCTAGTCAAGACAGTAATAGAGGCTGTATTCAAAGGGATACTAGCTGTAATAATAATAGTGCTTAGCACTATATGGAATACTATAAGCGGAGTGTTTACGTCTATATGGACGACTATATCGGGCGTGCTGACGGCTATTTGGACCATAATATCAACGATATGGACAAATATACTGAACTTCTACATAGGAGTTCTGACGGCTATCTGGGGAGTTATAAGCAACGCATTCACGACGATATGGACTACGATAACGAGTGTACTCACGACTATATGGACTACAATAATGACCATTTGGAACTCCATACTGGCTTTCTGGACTGGAATAGTGACGGCCATCTGGGGAGCGATAAGCAGCGCCTTTACATCTATATATAGTACAATATCGAGCATACTCTCAAGCATATGGTCCACCATAGTGAGCATATGGAACAACATAAAAAGTGCAATAAGCAACGCAATAAACGCAATAAAGAGCGCTGTATCTAGTGGATTTAGCGCCATGGCAAGCTCGATAAGCAATGTATTCAATGGAGTAAAGTCGACCATTTCAGGGATATTCAACGGGATACTGTCTACCATAAGGTCTATACTCAATACAGGGATAGGCATGGTGAATGGCTTTATAGGGAAAGTAAACGGCGCGATTAAGACGGCTAATAAAGTTCCTGGGGTAAATATAGGGACTGTAGGGAAGGTTCCTATGTTTGCGAAAGGTGGTATAGCGACCGGACCTTCCGTATTTGGAGAGGCTGGGCCGGAAATGGCTATACCTTTGAAGCGTAACGCTAGATCCAGAATGCTATTGGAGCAGACGAATAGAATCATAGGAGGCCCGGAAAAGAAATCTGATACCGGGGATAAGAAAATAAACATAACAGTGAAGGTAGACACACTAATAGGCAGACGTGAATTCATTGATGAAGTAGGAAGTGAAATAGAAAGAAGCATAAGCCTAGCTCTTGCGAATATTTAAAGACTAATGAAAAGTGTCCAATTTGGACACTTTCTTATTTAAGATTTAAGGAGGCGTGCTATGAAGCAGGTTGAATACGAAGAAGCAGAAAATAGAAAACGTAGCCAGGCCAATATAATCTTGAGCGTAAATAACAACCAGGAAGTCATGGTGTTTCCAGTAGTGCCGGAGATAAACGTAAGCAAGCCCCAAGACAACACGACCTTCGAAACTATAAATAATGGAACTATGAACCTAATAGGGGACGAAGGGCTACGGACATTCAATGTAAGCTCTATTTTCCCATGTAGAGAATACAGCTGGCTTAAGATTGGAAGCGTATCCGATGGATTTGCGTATGTAGACTTTATAAATCGTTGGAGGAGTAAAAAATACCCTTTCAGGATATACGTAAGCAGACCAGATGGGAGAGAGTGGTTCAATATGGCGGTACTAATAGACGCGTTCGACTTTTCAGTAATGAGGAACGGGGACATTAAGTACAGTCTTTCTTTCAGCGAATATAGGTTTGTGAAGGTTAAGGTGAGTTGATGGATAATTACAAAGTACACTTAACTAAAGGTGGCACCACCTACGACATAACGTCCACTGTTGGAGACTTTTCTTGGAAAGATAGCGTAGATACATTGGGTATGGAGTTTAGCTGCGAAGTTATTAGGAATGTAGACGACAGATTTATTGCAAACTATAATCTTGCGAAAGTTGGAGATAAAATAATGCTATCCAACAATGGGGAAGAGGTATTTAGAGGTATAGTAGTGAACCTAGATACTAGTAGATACGGGAAATCCATAAAGGCCCTTGACTATGCTTTTTATCTAAATAAGTCCAAGACCACAACTCAAATAAATAAGACCAGAGTAGATGCAGCAATAAAACAGTTATGCCAAAAGTTTGGGATACCGCTAGGAAACCTAACTAAAATACCTACTGTAGCAACTAAAATATACAAAGATGCGACAATATCAGACATAATAAAAGATTTGCTAGACTTGGCATCCGCCGAGCGTGGCACACGCTATAGAACGGAAGTCAGAAGAGGTTTTTTACATGTGGAGAGGTACTACGACCTGACAGTGGAAGGCAAATATAAGCCGGCTACGAATTTGGGCGCTTTTCCTGTTGCGAATACAATAGGAGGAGACATATCAATGCAAGAAAGCATAGAGGATATGAGAAATAAGGTCATAATAACAAGCGGGGACGAGAAGAGCTTCAAAGTAATAGCTGGAGTAGAAGACAAGAATAGTATTTCAAAATACGGACTGCTGCAACATGCGGAAAGCGTAGATGAAAAAAACATAGCCCAAGCTGGAAACATCGCCAGAAATAGATTGAAAGAGATGAACAAGGTAGAACAAAAGATATCAGTCACTCTACTAGGTGACGACAAGGTTAGGAGCGCAAGGAGCATAGAGCTAGACTACCCTAAATTTGGACTGTCGGGGAAATACTTTATACTGGATTGCTCTCATAGTTATAAAAAAGGCATACACACTATGAACTTATCAATAGAGAAGGTGACTTGATGTGGGAGAAATGTGGGGAGTAAGAATGGCAAAACATTTCAAAGAGAGGGACAACGAAGCGAGAATCGGGAATGTGATAGGCACCGTAGTCGCTTCCAGCCCCTTAAAAATATCTATACTAAATGGGGATGTGATTCTGGATAAGAGGCACCTATATATAACTCATGGCGCATCTATAAAAGAATACGGGACAACTCTGACGGCAGGAACTAACATAGGGACAGTAAGCACCCCGGCAGGAGCGGGGCAACTGGTAAACATAAATATAATTGATAGTGAGAGCGCTAAATTAACGACCTTCCTGAGCCTTGCCCCAGGAGATGAAGTGCTGCTTTGTCCAGCTGAAAGAGAACAGGTGTTTTTCATAATAGATAAAGTTAAGAGAGTTGGTGAATAGATGTTTCCTACAGAGAACTTGGACAGCGTGCTGGATACAAGTACTAAAGAAGCTGAAGTGAACATAGGTATCAATTTTCTATACGACTTCGATAAAGGAGACTTTGTAGTCAAAGATGGGAAATTGATAAAGGTAGAAGGAAAAGACGCTATAAAGATTTGGATAGAAAAACAAATAAGGACAGAGAAGTTCAAATATGAAATCTATAAACAGGACGATAGAGAGTCGGAATACGGCATAGGCATAAAGCAACTATTGGGGAGAAAACTACCCCAATATTATGTAGAGTCTGAGATCAAAAGACAGATAACAGAGTCCTTGCTAGAACATCCATCCATAGTTGCCATAGAGAATTTTAAAGTTACTATGGAGAGAACCACTGCGAGGATAAATTTCCGGGTTGTTTTAGACGGAGAAGAGAGCTTTAGTCAGGAGGTGAAAGTATAAATGGAGGACAGAGACACCATTCAAAAAAGAATGCTAGAGGGGATAAGCGACGAATACGACAAGAGCAAAGGATCGTTTTTCTATGACTCCACAAAGGTGACAGCTATAGAATTCGAAAAAAAAGGCCTAGACATAGAGGAGTTAAAAAAAGGCTTTGACATAGAGAATTTGTCAGGTGTAGACCTGGAGAAGCGAGTCTATCAAGAGACCGGAACGATCAGAAAGCCAGCGACACATGCGAGCACAATCGTAGATATAAGTGGTCAGCCGGGAACGACAGTGCCTATAGGAACGGCCGTAAGTAGCGATATCGTGACCTTCAAATCCACAGAAGAAGTCATTCTAAATGATCTAGGGGTCGCTAAAGTCAAAGTTGAATGTGAAGTGTTGGGAAGTGAAGGAAACATTCCGGTGGGATCCATAAGATACTTTCCTATCACGGTTAATGGACTGGCTGGAGTTATAAACTTAGAGCCTGTAACGAACGGCTACGATGCGGAACCAGACAAAGAACTCTTAGAAAGGCACTACGAAAGAAGAAGAACCCCAGCTACTAGTGGAAATAAATATCATTACATGAACTGGGCAAAGGAATTCGTAGGAGTAGGAGATGCGAAAGTTGTATCTCTGTGGGCCGGGAATAACACTGTGAAAGTGATAATAATAGACAGCCTGAAACATCCAGCAGGAGCGGATCTAATAAAGCAAGTTCAAGACTATATAGACCCGAAAGGCGAACATGACCCACTAAGTGATACGTGGAGCACCTGGGGGCAAGGAGAGGGAGAGGCACCGGTCGGCGCATTCTGCACAGTGATAAGTGCAGCTCCTAAGCAAATAGACATAGACGTAACGGTAACTAAAGATGGAGTTCGAACCATAGAGTCCATAAAAGACGACATCGAGCGGAACATATCTGATTACTTGAAGAGCATAGCATTCAAGAGCAATATAGCTTCATATGCTCAAATCGGAGCTGCAATACTAAATGTACAAGGTGTTCTTGATTACAGAGGGCTTAAAATCAACTCAGGGACTGAAAACATAGCTATAGGAAACGAAGAGGTAGCGGTGCTAGGAGGCGTTACGATTGCAGAATAGACTACTGTCACATCTACCCAAGTACGAAAGAAATTCAGAAATAATGAAAGAACTTTTCGGCGCTACTGGAGAAGAGTTCGCAATTCTTGAGAGTGAATTTGAGAATATAAAAAAACAGTTCGCAATAGACACTGCAACGTGGGCACTAGAACTCTATGAAAAGGAATTAGCATTGCCGGTACGACCACGGAAGACACTAGAGGAGCGCAGGGCAATAATAAAGGCAAAAATGAGAGGCGTCGGAAAGATAAGCGCCGCGCTGATAAAAGCGACTGTAGAGGCATATACGAGAAGTGAAGTTACAATGACTTTTGATGGAGCCATAAGGATACAGGGGAAGAACGAAGACTCAATAAGCTTGAACATGGAGGATATATGCAAGTCGGTAGAAGAAATAAAGCCCGCACACTTAGGGTTCAAACTCAAGATGCTTTTTTCAAAGCGAATGCACCTATATGGCGCGGTCGCGATCAGAACTAAGGCGGAAATGAAAATACATCCGAATAACGGTATAACAACTATTGCTAGAGGCTGTTATTTGGGGCTACCCATAAGAAAGTCTAGCAAGACTATACTAATTCAATCAAAATAACGGAGGCGAACTATGGCTAATTACACAAATGGACTGGTGCTAACCGACAAAGGAAGAGAGCTACAATCAAAAGCTCAATCCGGCACCCCGTTAACATTCACTAGAGTAGGGCTTGGAAGTGGACAACTTCCTATAGGAACAGAAGTGTCTGCATTGACTGATTTACTCGCCTGGGAAATGGATGCCGGAATGTTGAAGCACTCTGTACCTGGCGACGGGACATCCAGAATAACAGTGGCCTACACCAATCAAGAGCTGATAGAGGGCTTTTATTGGAGAGAGGTCGGAATATATGCTATGGATGGAACCACTGAGATACTATACGCCGTATCAAATGCTGGAGACTATCCTGACTTCATACCTGCTGGAACGGCGGGAGTGATTGTAGAAAATGAAATAGAGCTCATAACTGTAGTGGGGAACGCTACTAGTGTAACTGCGACTATAAATGACTCCCTAGTCTATGCCACAAAACAGGATTTTACAGACTTCGAGACCAGAATAAGTAACGATGTAACGACTATAACAACAAGCCTAGAGGATACTGTAAATATCAAGCTAGGAGAGGTCCAAGCGGGGATGCAAAAGCTAGAAAGAGCTGGGGAGATATCAAATAGAGACATACTAGACGTTAAAATGAAGCTATCAGAGGCTCAAGTGATACAATTTCTAAACAAAACAGGGGTAGGATACTATGACCTCTTCACAGATACAACAGGGATAGACGCAGTTACTTCTACGGCGACTGTATCTAACATGGACGTAACGTTCTTAGGGCTGCAAATATTGAAATTCAAGCCCCAGACATACGAAGCTTTCAACAGCATAGAGCTTGCGATATACGACAAGGATAGGAATAAAGTAATTCCTGAAGTGGATACAAATGCAAGCCCTTCTATCACGGCCCCGGCGGTACCTAGTAGCTTGGAGATAGGAGACAAGCTGTATAAGGATGGAGAAATCTATACTATAACTGCGATAGAGGTAGCTGTGTAAAATGACGAAGGAAATGACTATATTTAAGAAATCTAAGGAGCTTATAGATTATACGTTTTGCATGACAGACAGCTCTAATAGGTTCCCGAAAAAGACTAGATTCACATTCGTAAACAGAATGCAGAATCTAGTCCTGGACATATACCAGAGACTACTAAAGGTAAATGAGATACCTATACCAGAAAGGCCTGAACTACAAATAGAAACTATATCGGAGCTAAAGGCACTATTGTTTCTAGTTGAGTTAAGCTTTCAGCAGAAATATATAAACTCCAAGCAGTGCGAGGTGTGGACTGGGAAGATACTAGACGTCCAGCACTTAACTGCTGCTTGGCTTAAAAAATCTAAATAATAATATGGGGTGCTTTCTGTTTCGCCCAACTCAGCTAACTCCAACAATGTTCGCAATGTCAACACTTCCGGGGCCTTGAACAACAACAATGCGTACAATGGCAACTATGGGTTGCGCCCGCTTTGATGATTTCCCAGACCGATTAAGAACTACTCTGAAAGCAGCGGATCATCGACAAAGGAGAAAGCATCCCTCCTGGAAAGGTAAATACAAGCTGGGTGATGCGAAGGGTTCGAAAGACCTCGGAGCTATCAAACGCCAAGCAAAACCACAAAGCAATTTTAGGGAAGTGTCCAATTTGGACACTTTTTTATTTGGAGCAGGAGGAAAGATGAAAGAAATCTTCAGCTTCGAAAATTTATACGAAGCATACAGAATGACAAGGAGAGGCAAAAGAGCCAAGAGTTGCGTAATACGATACGAGCTCCATGCCCTGGAAGCTACTAAGTTCTTGGCGGATAGAATAAGCGACAGAACCTATAGGATGGGGAAGTGCATAGAATTTACCGTCCACGAACCTAAAAAGAGACTTATAAGAGCGCCTCTGTTTCGAGATAGAGTAGTCCAGCAGTGCCTATGTAAGCACATACTAGAGCCAGAACTAGACCATAGACTAATATACGACACATACGCCTGTAGAAAGGGGAAGGGAACTCACAAGGGCCTGGATAGGCTAGAAGAAATGCTAAGGAAGCACTATAGGAAGAATGGTACGAGCGGATACTTCATAAAAGGGGACATAGCGAAGTATTTTAAATCCATAGACCACAAAGAACTAAAAAACAGGATGTATCCGCTACTATCCAAGCACAAGATAGAATGGATACTGGACCAAACCATAGACAACGAGCAAGGGGTGGGGATAAATCTCGGCTTTCAATCCAGTCAATGGTATGCGAATTTCTACATGAGTTCATTCGACCACTTTGTAAAAGAAAAATTAAAGGTAAAACACTATATAAGATATATGGACGACTGGATGGCTATAGTCGACTCAAAAGAAGAGGCAAACCGAATTCTTCTAGAGATGAAGAGGTATTTAAAAAGCGAACTCAAACTAGATACTAATAAAAAAACTCAAATATTTCCTGTAAAAAACGGCCTAGACTTCCTGGGATTTCACACGTATCTAACCGATAGTGGAAAAGTCATAAGGAAGATAAGGCGCAGTAGCAAGCAAGCCATGAATCGGAAGATGAAGACCTTTAAGAAGAAATACAAAAGCGGAAGAATTACGAAAGACCAGATAGACAGGAGCTATAGTAGCTGGACCGGCCACGCTAGTCACGGAAATTGCTATAAGCTCAGAATAGATATGGATAAAAAGTATAAAGAAATATTTAAGGAGGATTAAATATGCCACAACTAATAAGCGCACTGCCTACGGGCAGTAAAGTAAAATTTGGGCGATACTCCATAGAGTCGAGCGCAATAGAGGATATAATCTGGAAGATTGCAGACAAGAATCACGTAGGGTACCCGGCAAACTCGGTCACTCTCATAACAGACAAAATAATAGATCTAAGAGGATTTGACGCTAAAGAGCCTAGCAACGCTAATGCGGATAGAAAAAGCTACGGAAACAATAGATACTCACATTCGAATCTGAGACAGTGGCTTAACAAGGCTGGAAAGCCGTGGTATGCAGCCGCACATGCTACTGATGCAACGCCGAATGATACAGGAATGAGTGAGGCTACAGGATATGACGATATAAACGGCTTCCTGAGTAGTTTCTCTGCGGACGAACTCGGAGTCATGATGGACACCACTTTGACAGTTGCAAAAAACACAGTGACTGATGGAGGGAGCACAGAAACTGTAGTAGACAAAGTATTCCTTGCATCTGTAACGGAGGTAGGTCTTGCGAATGAAACTGGAGGAGCTGAAGGAACCCTACTGCCTATTTTCTCAAATGATGCCAGCAGGATTGCAACTGCAACGAATCAAGCTGTAGCAAATACATTAAGTACAAGTAAGCCTGCTACTGGAGCTGCTTGGCACTGGTGGCTACGTTCGCCCAGCTCAGCTTACTCCAGCAATGTTCGCAATGTCAGCACTTCCGGGGCCTTGGACAGCTACTTTGCGTGCAATGGCCACTATGGGTTGCGCCCGCTTTGTAATTTGAAATCTGATATCTTGGTATCTGACACGCCAGATGCAGACGGGGCATATACGGTAGTATTTACTAATGTAATATCTACAAACCTTGCAACTACGGATAAGCTTAATTTCACTTGGACAGTAGGCACGATAGGAACGCATGCAGCGGTAAAGTCACAACTCCACATATACGACAATCTAGGCTCTCTTATAAAGACGGGAGCAATCCAAGAGGGAATTGGGGCAAAAAGCGAAAAATTGATTCCTAGTGCGGCCGGAAACTACAAGGCAAAAGTCAAGCTATGGTCCGACGTCACAGCCGAAAACTGGTCTAACGAGATTAGCTATACCCTCGACGTACTGAGGTATGCCATAACACTCGATAAGCCTATAACCATATCTGCCGGGGAAGAGTTGCAGAAAATTGAAATTAACGCGAAACAAGGTGGTGTGGCTATGGATTTACAGAGTATAGACCATGAAAAGCTGGTATACAAAGCAAATACTCCGAATTCCACGGTTGCAGATATAGAGATTGAGGGCAAGGATGCCAAAATAGACAAAATTGCATATACAGTAAATTAAGGAGGTGCGAGGCGTGGCAAAATACAAAAACAATGATGTTTTAAAAAAACTCGAAGAAAAAAGAGTGGACGACGAAGAAAAAGCTTCGCTAACAATGCAACTAATAGACAAAGAGCTAAGGGTCGCAGAACTTGAAACGCAAGTAGCTACACTAGCCTTAGAAATAATGACACTGAAGGGAGGGGCATAGAATGAACGTCTGGTTCGGAATTGCAAAGAGGTACTATGATATGGGGCTGTACACTGTAGAGAACGTGAAAATGTTTGTCAAGGCAGGATATATAAGCATAGAAGAGTTCGAGCAAATAACTGGTGAAAAATATGTCGCTTAATACAAACATCTACTTGGAACTGCTGGACATAATAGACGACAAGGAAATGGTTATACAAAAGCAAGACAAGATAATAAGAAGGCTATTGGAAGAAAATTTAGAAAAAGAAAATTTAATATCTGAGCTAAGCGGGCGATCCGACGAGAACGAATGCGTCGCTTGCTCTCATACGAGGGAGGGTCAAGATGAATAAACCAAAGCAGTTCGCAACTATAGTAATAGTTGTGATATCGCTACTTACGGCGATATCATATCTCTCTTACAAGAACAGACAGCACACGTTCGAGCAAGAGAATAACATAGAGAGAGCAGCGGAAACGGCTAGAGTGGAAATGAACAAGGCTATATACGAGTCACTATTAAGAGAAGCGACTACCAAGACGGATAGAGTGTCGAAAGAAATCAGATCGGGACTGCTATCAGGGTATGGAGATAATCTTTCTGAATTCTCTAAAGACTATAGCTACCCAACTGAGGACAGCATCCTCGTAACCACTATAGACGATATAATTCACAATGAAGATAACAGGTTTTTCTATATCGAAAACGATGCCAATGATATGTTCGTATCCTCCACCAATGGCATAGTGTCCGACAAGTCTCAAGACTGCGCCGTCTACGGCATCACTAGGACCTATGACGAAGAGATATCGATGCACTTCAACAAGGCCCTCGCGAAAGAAGCTATTGAGGCACTACAAGTTGGAGAGGAGAATATATTCTGGAGATTCAAAGGACCTGCCGGATCTAAAGATGTTGGACTCAAAAAAATGGATATAGACAAGGTTCTGGAACTGCCTCTCGAAGAAATCAAAGATTATGAGTTCTTGGCCGTCAGCTATATAGACCGATATGGAGATATAATGGGAACTGAAGATGTGACTGCTATAGGGCAAAAACAAGACTCTAAAAAACTAATGGTAGTCCAGGGCTTCAACCTATACGACCACATACAAGAAAGCCATAAAAGTAAATATATAAGGCTAGACAAGGAGATGGCTGTCCAATTGGCCATAGTTAAAGAAAACAGAAAGAAAATAGAGATTGAGGGGGTGTTACTCTTCGTGGTTACGCTTGTCAGCATGCTGGCAGTGTATGTGATACAAGAGAAGTCTCCGAACTCTAAAAAGTAGGGTGGTTTTGCGATGATAAACATAAACAGCATATTTGAGTTCGGGGTAATATTCATGGTATCTCTCACAGGAGCCCTCGGCAACGATTACTATAAAACGCTGACTGGCTCTGAGGAGCGCGTAAACGTGGCAAGAGTTACGATAGGGGCATTCACTGGGGCTATGCTTTTAAATGGTGCCACAGCTCGATTTGATGCGCTGAAGGGCGTTGACGATAAGCAGCTAATGACACTTGCGTTTCTATCTGGAGTATTTGGATTTGCCATACTTGGACTAATACTGCGAATAGACCTTAAAAAAATGTTGAGCAAAAAAGGTTTGGAATTTAAAAATGACAAGGGGGACGAAGACTATGAGCAATAGATTTAAGAACTACGGACTGTGGGTAGCTGTATTCGCATTAATACCACTGGCACTAGAAGCTTTTGGCATAGGAGCACTACCCAAGAACTATGAAGAATTGACCACTGGGATACTGACGGTAGCTGTACTAGCTGGGGTAGTAAATAACCCTAGCCACGGACGCGGGTTGAAAGATAAAAAATACTAAGGGGGGAATTGATGTGGCTAAAGTTTGGCTGGATGCAGGACACGGGGGACATGACCCTGGAGCTGTAGGTAGGAGAAGTTTGAAGGAAAAAGACGTGGCGCTGAGCGTAGTCTTGAGGATTGGGGAGATACTAAAATCGCATGGAGTGATAGTGGCGTATTCAAGAACGGACGATAGATTCATACCCCTGTCTGAAAGAGCTAGAATGGCGAACAACTGGGGAGCCGATATATTCGTATCTGAGCACTGCAACTCATCACATTTCCTAGCTGAAGGGATAGAGGCATTCGCCTACCCAGGAAGCAAAGAAGGCGCAAAACTAGCTAGAGAAATACTGGACGAACTAAAGAAAATAAATCCAGTGGACAGAGGTGTCAAATTTGGAGACTTCGCAGTACTTAGAGAGACTAGGATGCTGGCTGTCCTTGTGGAGATGGGCTTTATCTCGAATATAGGGGACTCGGCATATCTTGCAAATGAACAACAAAGACTGGCAGAGCTACAGGCTACTGCGATATTAAATCATTTAAATATTAAACCTAATATAACGGGAAAGGATGAAATAGACATGACTAAAGCAGAGTTAGAAAAACTACTAGATGATAGAGACAAGGCATTAACAAGTAAAGTACTAAGAGAGGTAACCCGACTACTAAACCCAGGGGACGTAAAAGATGGACACTGGGTAGACTTGGACTTCAAGGAGCTAAACGAGTTCCTGGAAGCCAATGGAGTTCCACCGATAGTCAGCACGGCCCACAACAATACGTGCACAAGGGCAGAAGTCATAAGAATCAACAACTTAACCAGAAAAGCGATTGAGAGCAGTGTTAAAAAGCAAGATAGCAAGTAATACCGGCCGGGGGAAACCCTGGCTTTTTTATTTTTTTGAAAAAACTCTAGGGTCAAGCATATGCTTTAAACTTTACCTAGTATTCTGATATAATATAGTAGTTAGAAACAATATAGGAAACTATTTAGGAGGAAATGCAATGAGTGAAAGAGAAATAACAACGGTATCTCAAGATGAATTGGAGAGACAAGAAGTATATATAGAGGCTTTGAATAGAATTGACGGAAAAAGGAAAAAAAGCTGTTATATAGAGACATATGGCTGCCAGATGAATGAACACGACTCTGAAAAAATGGAGGCCATCCTAGAGCGTTTAGGGTATGTGGGAACTGAAACAAAAGAAGACGCCGACCTTATATTGATAAACACCTGCCTTGTGAGGGAAAATGCGGAGCTTAAGGTATATGGAAAAGTTGGCTCCTTGAAGCATCTCAAGGAGAATAATCCAGAAATAATACTTGGGATATGTGGATGCATGATGCAGCAAGAGGAGGTTAGAAAGGTCATAAAGGAAAAGCACAGCTTTATGGACCTTATATTCGGGACTCACAACATACACAAGCTTCCGGAATATATATATAAACACAATCAGCAGTCGGGCATGATAGTGGACGTGTGGGAAGACGGCGGAAGGATAGTGGAAGGTGTTCCTTCAAAGAGAAAGTTTGATCACAAGGCTCTTGTGAATATAACTTTCGGGTGCAACAACTTCTGCACATACTGCATAGTTCCGTACACCAGAGGTAGGGAGAAGAGCAGGGAGGTTGAGGACATACTAGAGGAGATAAGGGGGCTTATATCGGAAGGTTGCAAGGAGATAACACTGCTAGGCCAGAATGTGAATTCCTACGGCAAGACCCTTGAAAACAGGATTGCCTTTGCAGATCTGCTAAGAGAGATAGACAAGCTTCCCGGAATAGAGCGTGTTAGGTTTATGACTTCTCATCCGAAAGATCTCTCTGATGAGCTGATATCGGCCATGGCAGAATGCGACAGTGTATGTGAGCATATACACCTGCCTTTCCAAGCTGGAAACAACAGGGTTCTGAAGACTATGAACAGGAAGTACACAAAAGAGCAGTACCTAGAGCTTGTAGACAAGATAAAGCGCGCAATCCCAGATATAGCCATAACCACAGACATAATAGTAGGATTCCCCGGTGAGACTTACGAGGAGTTCGAAGACACTTTAGACGTAGTTAGAAAAGTTGGCTTTGACGCAGCCTACACGTATCTTTACTCCATAAGAGAGGGCACTCCAGCGGCTGAGATGAAGGACCAGATTCCTGAGGATGAAAAGAGCAGGAGATTTAAAGAACTTCTAGACACACTCAATCCTATTGGCTATGAGAAGAACCTCAAGATGGTTGGTAAAGTGGAGTCGGTGCTTGTAGAAGGCACGAGCAAGAACAACGAAGAAGTTCTATCTGGAAGAACTAGAAGTGGAAAGCTGATAAACTTCAAAGGCACAGCAGACTTGATAGGGTCTATAGTGGATGTCAAGATAGAGGAAGCCAGAACTTGGACGCTAAACGGTTCGCTGGCAGGAGAGGCTTAG